TTTATGATCAAAAATAATCATTTGTTTGAGTCGCTGAATCTTGTCATTAATTCTGAACCATAATCCTGTTAAACTTAATTTTTTATCTTCCGATGTTTGTAATAACGTGCCAACTGAAATATTACTTGGGCCATAATTTTTTTGTTTAGAGCAAAAGATTTCATATTGCTCCCACATGATACGTTTATATTCATCCATCATTACCGGATATGCAGTTTCTATTTCTTTTACTATGTCCGGATTTTTAAATTGGTATTCCATATTAGGGTTTTAATAATTGTTTTACCTCTTTATCATTCTTACCGTATAACTTAATTATACGCTCTATATCCGCCGTATTATTAGTAACTGATAAAATATCTAGATACTCTATGGCGTCCGTCTCACTGCACGTATAGTGCTTAGCAAATAATTCAACTAATTTGGAATTGTACTTATCCTGCTTTTTGCCTTTAACATATTTAGAATAAAATTTCTTTTTAGGCAATATATCGTAATATAACTGATAAGATTCTTTTGGCGACAATATTCCTATTGTATACTTTTGAAATTCATTAACTATCTCTATTAGTTCGTAGTTCATACTTAACCAACGGTTAATTAAATAACTAGACCAACTTTTAAGATTCTTTTCAGAATACTTTGCAATAGGTAATTTCTTATCAGTTATATTACCGATATGATCGAAAATGGTAAAATCTTTTTCCATTAAGCGGTTGGTAATGCAAATTTCGATGGGATATTTCCGCAGTCGACGCATTGGAATTGTTGTACCGGAATCATTGATTCCTTACCCGTAGGTGAAATAAGAGCCGATATTACTCGAAACTTAAACACTGGTAAAAATACATCACTACCGCAATCGCACGCAAATTCTTGCGTATCTTTTAAACTAATGTTAATATTAGTTTCCATTTCATGCTGTTCCATTCTGTAACTCCTTTTTTTTAATTTAACTCATTTAACAATTGCACGAAAGTTGACATTACATTAATTTCTTTATCAACTACTAAAGAATCTTTGTATTGGGCTTCTGCTATAATAAGTATTGAGCCTGCCAAATGTCCCGTTGCAAAATTATCTAAATTGTCATACAAAAATCTATATAACGATGTAAAATCTTTTACTTGACTATCTGCTAATAACTGACGTATATTTTGAAATTTAGTTTTCTTATCTTCGTTAGAAGAAAGTATTTCTAATAACTTGGTCATGTAATTAGCTTCAATTAAACTTTGCTTATCAAGTTTTAATTCACCATTAATACATTGTCGCTGACACGTATTTAATATTCTACGTATATCTGGATATGATGAATTAATAATTGCTACTAAATCATTCATTTCAAAATTTACGTTTTCTGTTTTAAGTACTTGACTTACTCTAACTGCCACGTCTTTTTTAGTTGGAGGCGTAATTGCAAATACTTGACATCGAGATTGGATTGGATCAATTATCTTTTCAACATAATTACAAGTTAAAATAAAACGGGTTGTCTTTGAAAACGTTTCCATTAAGTTACGTAAAGCAGCTTGACCATTCGGAGTCATATAATCCGCTTCATCTAATATAACCAATTTCCATTTTCTGAAACCTATTGTACTAGAAAAGCTTTTAATCTTCTCTCTTACAGTGTCTACAGAGTTTTCATCTGACGCATTAATATATAATAAATCGCAATCGATATTATTTGCAATAATTTTAGCCAAAGTAGTTTTACCAGTACCTGCATTACCATATAAAAGTAAATGCGGTACATCACCATTCTCTAAATAAAGTTTAACTTTGTCTACAATACTTTGATTGCCTACATACCCTTCTAATGTATCGGGTCTATATTTTTCTACCCAGAGAGTATGTTCATTATTTCCAAACATGCTATTTTTTGTTTTTTAAGATTTTATATATTCCGTAAATGTTTAATGCTATTATAACTGAACTCAATGTTAAGTGCGGATAAATACTACGCTGAATATCGTATGCAATCCAACCGATATCTCCTACAATCCACACTGCCATTGCTTGATAATGCAACCGGTTAGAATTAAGCCAATAGCCTAACAAAACTAAACCGGTTGCTATCCAACCTATAATGTCTGTCATTAACTAATTGTTAATTTAACTAAATAATAAGTAGATGAATAATCACTATTTGTAAATGTAACTCGAGCTAATCCTTTAGAACTAATTTCTAAAGTACCTTGTGCACCGTCATTCGCTAATAAAATTTCTTTAAATACTTTTGCAGAAAAACAGATTGGAGAAAAATCTACATCAGTAACTGCATCTACTTTAAAGTTAATTCTATTTGTATTAATCGACGAATAATTAATTACAATACTTGTTTCTCCATTAACGGTTTGCACTGCAAAATTATCTGAATCGGGCAATGCATTCTTTGCCTTAATAAATTTAGTTATAAACTCCTTTGAGATATTAATTGAACAATCAAATTCCGGTAGAGTCTTTAATGCAGGTACCTGACGAATAACAGATAAATCAGCTAACATATAAGTTACGTTAGTATTTTTATCTTTAACATTCATACTATATACCTTATTATCAGTCTCTCCATATGATACATCAATATCCTTATCCAAAGCAGATAACAATTTCAATAACTGAGAAGTTGTATATACGCCCAACTCAGCATCTTTGGTATCAAAAGAATTAAGAGTAACCTCTCCAATTACGTTTTGATCCGTTGTGATAAAACTAGTAGTTAACTTTTTATCTTTGATAACTATCTTCGCACTATCGGTATTTCCGGCTAAATAATATTTGCCGAGAAAGTCTTCAAACTTACTTTTTTCCATATCTAAATATAATAAATTCTTTTGAATTAATACGCATTTTGTTCAGATTTATTTTCCTCTATTTCTTCTACAATAGAGCATTCGGTCGTCAATATCATTGCCGCGATAGATGAAGCGTTCTGAAGAGCTACTCTACTTACCTTAGCTGGATCAATAACACCCGATTCAATCATGTTCTCATATTGTTCCGTACGAGCATTATAACCAAAATCATCTTTACCTTCTCTAACCTTTTGAACTATTACAGATCCTTCTACTCCTGCATTATAACAAATTTGACGAAGAGGTTCTTCTAATGCTTTTCTGATAATATGTATACCTGTTGTTTCATCATCATTCGCACCTGTCATTTTATCTAATGCTTCAATACAACGAATGTAAGCAACTCCACCTCCTGGTACAATTCCTTCTTCCAATGCAGCTCTAGTAGCATGAAGAGCATCGTCTACTCTATCTTTCTTTTCTTTCATTTCAATTTCAGTAGCAGCGCCAATATACAATACAGCCACCCCACCAACTAATTTAGCTAATCGCTCTTGTAACTTTTCTTTATCGAAGTCTGACGTGCTAGTGTCAATTTGACTTTTAATTGAATTAATACGCTCTGCAATTGATTCTGTAGTACCACCACCATTAATGATTACTGTAGAGTCTTTATTTACGATTACCTTTTCGGCTCGTCCTAAAAACTTAATATCTAAAGTTTCTAATTTATGACCTAACTCTTTAGAAATAACACTACCACCAGTAAGTGCAGCGATGTCTTCCATAATTGCTTTTCTACGATCGCCAAATGCCGGCGCTTTAATAGCAGCTACTTTAATTGACCTACGTAAAGAGTTAACAACTAACGTACCTAATGACTCTCCTTCCACATCTTCTGCAACGATTAAAAGTGACTTACCCGTTTGAACTACTTTCTCTAACAATGGTAAAAATTCTTTTAATGCACTAATACGTTTGTCGTAAAGAAGTATATAAGGATTTTCCAATACCGCTTCTTGTTTGTCTGGGTTATTGATAAAATAAGGACTAATATATCCTTTATCAATTTGCATACCTTCAACAATATTAACTGTCGTCTCAATACCTTTAGCTTCTTCTACTGTAATAACTCCTTCTTTAGTAACCTTACCAATTGCATCTGCAATTAAATTACCAATCTCAGAATCGTTATTTGCAGAGATTGTAGCAACCTGTCTTAACTTATCGCTATTATCACTTACAGGAACGCTTATCTTATTTAATTCAGTAATAACAGTGTCGACTGCTTTATCCATTCCTCTTTTTAAATCCATTGGATTTGCACCTGCTGCAACGTTTTTCAATCCCGCAGTAACAATTGCCTGAGCTAATACAGTTGCGGTAGTTGTTCCATCACCCGCTACATCAGCTGTCTTCGATGCAACTTCTTTTACCATTTGAGCTCCCATATTTTCTAACGGGTCATTTAACTCAATTTCTTTTGCTACAGTAACACCGTCTTTCGTTACGACCGGATTACTATTCTTTTTACCGATAATCACATTACGACCCTTTGGACCTAATGTAGTTTTCACTGCATTCGCCAAAGTATCGATTCCGCGTTTTAATCCATCACGGGCATCGGTGTTAAAATTAATTTGTTTTGACATAACTTCCTTTTTTCTTTATTTTTTATTAAATATAATAATTTTAATTGATATCAAAAAATTCACATTGAATTTCTTTTGAATAATTGTTTAAAGTATCGCCACCAAATTTTAAATAATGATGTCTATTCTTTTCATACACTTGTAATGGATTTTCACTTTCAAACATTTCTTCCATTGATTTAAGAGCATGTACTAAATCACTTGGAAGTAATTCAGCCAATACTTCTAATGGGCAAGTATCCATTAATAAATTAACTTGATCAACCGTATATACATACATATATAAATTATGATACGTAAGACGAGTAACTGCCGGAGTTGAATAATTTTTAACTAAATCGTAAGTTAAATATTTAACGCCCGGATGATCAATCATTGACGGGACATGACCATCTGTAGGATAATTTATCTTTGACCCGTCTTTTGGAAAGTACAACATGTTATATACTTGATCCTTCCAATTAGGCGCCCATATCATTTGTCCAAAGATTGGATATTGACCTGGAGACGAGCTATCTGTAGATAACGTAATTCTGTTATCAGTTAATTTATTAAGTAACTGCTGCATCTTCTTTAATATAAAAAAGTCAGATACTTTAGATGCTCCTAATAAATGAATCCATTCAATATTCTTTTTATCGAATTCTTTATTCTCTAACATAAGAGCTAACACATACATGAAGTCTACAAGTCTCTTACTAACTGATCCTAAACACCAACCACCGAAATGTAAATCCTTAACCGTATGATACCATTCAGAATATTC